GCAGTAACAAGGGCTAAGGAAGAGCTATATATTATCTGTGAGCCTGATAGCCTGATTAAGGGTATTAAGAATCAGAGTATCAAAGGTAATACTCTATTAGAGAAAGCCCAGTACTTTAAGGGTAAGCATTCGGATAAATATTAGCATTGCAGAAAAAAAGATGTTGACGCCTTTTTTGAATCCTGTATATTAAGGCTTCACTTGAGGCGGAAATATCTTTTCTCAGTTCTTAGCCACTAGTTATCTAGCTCCACTAACCCAGTAACATCCCCCCAACTAAGGTAATCCTTATGAGCACCATTGAAAAGCAAGAAGTAATCGTTGAGGTAGCTAACCCTACTTCTGAAGAGACAACCGCATTAGTAGCGTCTCTTACTAATACTGACTACGCTGCTAAGGCAGTTGAGTTCAAGTTTAAGAAGAACGTAGATACCAAAACTAATATTACTACTATCCGCAAACCGGTATTTCTTACCATGCCTTATCCTACCCTAGAAGGTGTTATCAATATCCTTCAAGGTTCTGCTAAAGGTCTGGAACTTCTTAATGAAGCAATCGAAGGTGTCATTAATGACGCTGCCCGTGTTATCTTAGCAGACACTACTCTCACAGCTGCCACTTTCCCTTATGATAAAGTATCTTGGGAAGCTATTGCTACTCAACCTAAGGCTGATCGTAGAGGCGCACTGTCCAAAGAACTTTGGGTAGCATTTGCTGCTGACTACGTTGAAGTTATGGTAGAAGCTGCTGGTAAGACTGAAGCACAGGCAGTTAAAGCTGCGCAACTTCTTGTCGGTAAGTTGCAAAGCGTCAAAACGAATAAGCCAGTACTTGTACTACTTACTGAGCAGCTTGCTATTTATATTGACAGCACTGACAAGGCTGAAGAGTTCGCACCTATCGTTACCTTCTTGTTAGATAAAGCTGACCAGTATCTAAATGCTACTGACGCAGAATTGCTAGAAGCTCTGTAATCTTTATCTATATAGCCTCTGCTAGTGCTAGCTATAATTACTAGTAGAGGTTATATAATATCGGCGAGCTAGTTGGAGTCCCCTTGGTTCCCTGATCCTAGTACTAATACAACTAGGCTTCATAACTACTCCAGCTAGCTCACCAATATTATATACCTAATATCTTATCTAGGAACTAACCATGAGAACATATGAACCTATATGGAAAGCTCTCAAGGCTAGACATAAGGTAACAGTACAAGTACCTAGACCTATGCACTGGAGAATAATTAAAGCGGTGCGTAAGGAAAAATACATGGATAAAGGGTGGGCATTCTATATGCTAGATAAGGGTAAGGTATATAAGCTCTTAGATAGTAGCACAGATAGCACCCTGAGCTTTGAGTTACAGGATGTATCCCCAGTCATTTATCTTATTTAATATCTTATCTACTAGGAATCCCCATGAGCGCATTTGAAATTCAAGAGAAGCTAGCATCCTTAGCAGAACAATTACTAGCAGTACAACCTAACATAGCCACACTGCTACGTGACATTCATCGTAGCCTTAAAGCTGATCCAGATGTAGTCACTATCCTCACTGAGGAAGAGTGTGCTACCTTAGTTAAAGGTCTACAAAAACAGACTAGCACTATCATTCTCACCGCAGCTGTTAAGAAACCTAGCAAGACTGCGCTATCCAAGACTACTGTGGATGATCTATAATGAGTACTGCTATCAGTGATCTAGTAGCAGAAATGAGGCTAAGGAATAAGCCCTTCCCTCTAGATATGTACCTACTTCTAGTATCTAAGGCAGGTAGCGTAGCAGCTCTTAATTACTATGACGGGGCTAGAGAACTAGCTAAGTACTTAGGTCCAATAGAATATAAAGACTATGTGCATCTACCTTATCCTAAGTTCACAGTCAACTGGGATATAATAGAACTTGCTGCCATACTATATCCTACCCCTATCAGTAAAGCTCAGGTAAAGTCAGTAGCCTACTCATTCATTCATATGTATAGTAAGGGGATTTTATAATGCTAAGTGACCTTGACTCCTTATTAGATTCCATTCTGGATACAGTGATATTAGCTAGTGATAATACTAGCTCTGATAATATCCTAGATACTGATCTGATCACGCTAATAGAACTACCTGAAGCAGAAGCTGATCCTAGACTTAAGCTGCTATCTCACTCTTCCAGAACTACACTTCATAAGTGTCCGCGTAAGTATCAACTCTACCGCTTATCTAGTGAAGAGGTAGAGCTATCTGAAGCTGCTACTACTAATCAAGCAGTTACATTTGCTTATGGTCATGCGGTAGGTACTGGCATTCAATCTTCCTTAGAAGAGTTAGAAGATAAGAGCACGGAGCAAATAATACTAGATGTCTTCTTAGCTTGGGATACTGATCTATTAGCAGAGAATCCTAAGCAAAAAAAATCATTCTGGACTGCGCTAAGCGCGGTACTTAAGTTCTCTTCTCTGCGCTCTCGCGGACTGCTAGCAGATTATAAGTTAGTATATCATAATGGCAAGCCAGCAGTTGAGCTATCCTTTGAAGTCATACTACCTAATAACTATCGCTATCGCGGCTTTGTAGACGCAGTGCTGGTGCATAAGGTAACTGGTGAAGTCCTAGTCCTAGAAGCTAAGACTACCAGTGGCCAAGCTAACAGTGCAAGTTATAAGAATAGCGGACAAGCATTAGGCTATTCTGTTATACTTGATATTCTCTTTCCAGCTATGTCTAGCTACACTGTCTTATATATAGTGCAAGAGACTGGAAGTGGTAACTATGTAGAGATGCCATTTACTAAGAGCCTCCTACAGCGGGCACTATGGTTACAGGAACTGCTAATAGATACTCAGTTAGTGGAGCTATATCATAGCTATGGAACATTCCCTACTCATGGCGAATCCTGTTTCGACTTCTTTAGACCTTGTGAGTATCTAGGTATCTGCAATCTTCCCACTAGTAACCTCACCAAGCCATTAACTAATAAGATAATGGATAAAATATCAGCATCCACTTATGACTTTACCATTAGCTTTGAAGATCTAGTATCTGCACAGATAGCGAAAGGTAAGTTATTCTCCTCCTCTCCCTCCTCTTAAGATACTAGGTACTAATTATGAATCCCCCCATATGTAAAGAATGTAGAGATAAGACTGGAGCTTCCACTAATAAGTCCAGCCTTACTCTTTATTTCCATGAGATAATTAAGGTAACACAGCCTGATCACATTGATGCCGGTGCAATATTATTCAAGCTTGCTGATATAGGTAGACCAATAACAGACGCAGTATGGATACCGAAAAAATTATGCAGCAACCTAGAGCATGAGCCTTCTCCTTATCCAGATAATATAGGCTCAGTTGAAGTATGGTCTGTATTCATTAAAGAAAATATGCCAGAATTATACGCAGCTTTAATGGAGGTGGAAGGTGAGCAGATACCCTAATGAAATATTAGATAAGCGTCCAACTCCTAAGCCAGATTCTATCACATTCACTATCTATGCCTGCTCAATAATACTAATCTCAATACTAATAGGAATGCTAACATGGCCAAGCTAAGCGATCTTAAGCGTAGTGCTACTCACAGGGTGCTTATATTTGGCGGCCCTAAAACTGGTAAGTCTTTACTGGCAGGTAAGCTAGCTGAGAAGTATAAGCTAATCTGGATTGATCTAGAGAACGGACATGATGTTCTGTTCCAGTTACCAGAAGCTTGGCAAGAGAACATAGAGTTAGTTAATATCCCTGACACTAGATCTTATCCAATAGCTATTGAGACCTGCCTTAAGATGGTGAAAGGCAAGGTAGATATATGTGAAGCGCATGGTAAGGTAGCTTGCATGATCTGTAAAAAGAATGCTGCACCTAGTATCACTCTTGATCTTCCCAATCTCACTCATGATACAGTAGTAGTCTTTGATTCCCTCACTCAGTTATCTAACAGCGCGATTGCGCATATCACTCGCACTGAACCAGAAGACTACAAACTTAACTATGATGACTGGGGTAATCTAGGTAAGCTATTAGAGATCTTCTTATCTCACATTCAGCAAGCAGGTTATAATGTAATAGTAATATCCCATGAATGCGAAGCAGAAACTGAAGGTAAGAAGAAGACCTTAGTACCAGTGGGTGGCACAAGGAACTTCAGTAGGAACATAGCTAAGTACTTTGATCATGTAGTCTATGCTGAAATGAGAATGAAGAAACACGTATTCGCTAGTGCTACTAACTATTCTAGTACTATCCAGACTGGATCTAGGACTGGAGTATCACTAGAAGCTGCTGGACAAGATGCTTCCTTATTACAAATATTCATGCCGGAGTTATATGCCAATGCTAGTAGCCTTCCTTCAAGTGTCCCTAATACTATCCTCCCTAATGCTAATACAGGGGTTGCCAAAGGAACCTCAGTGGACAAGCCTAAGGGCAATGCTAATCTTAATTCTGCTGACATTCTTAATAGACTGAGAAATAAATAATATCCAAATTTCCAAAGACTGCTAGGAAAGACTAGCGCCCACAGTAACACTAACCAGTAACCATCATCCTAACCCAACTAAGAGTATATCTTATGAGCACTTCCGATTCTATCCTTGATTCAATCCTTGATACCGTCCTTGATGACATTGCAGATCTTCCTTCATTCAAGCCATTCGCTCCCGGCGTTCACCAAGTAACAGCTCAGTTTACTGTAGAGAAACTGGGCACTCACCCAGCATGTAAGTTAACTCTTACTCTTATCGAAACTGTTGAGCAATCTGATCCTTCTAGCGCACCTTCTAGAGCTGGGGACACTTGTAATAGTGCGTACTTTCTGGATAATGAGATTGGCGCAGGTAAGCTGAAGACTATTAGTGCTGCCTTCGCCAGTGTATTAGGTAAAGAAAGTG